ACAATATCATTATTATTTACAAAACGATAGTGTTTAACACCGTCCTTTTTCATTTCCTTGACGAAATCTCTATTACCTACACGGGGGGAACCGAAAGTGTAAAGTTCGTTGGCGTCTAACCGACTTGCCATAATAGTAGCTAATGCAGCTCCAAGTGAGTGACCCGTACACGTAATCGTTGCATCATCAAGTTTTTGTTCATCTATCCAATGAACAATATTATCATATACTTTATCTAAAGCTTGTGCAAATCCAAAATGAACTAAACCCTTTTCTCGTGCTGGTTTTCTCCAAGCTTTTGCGTCAGCTAAAATATCCTTCGCTTGATCAGGCTCAGTTCCTCTAAATACGATGAAAATTTCTGTTGACTTGTGTTTGCGACAAGTAAAAGCTTGAGTTCCATCAGTATCAAACCAAGCCCAATTATCATATCCATTGTCTCGCATCCACGCCTCAATACCAGTGTAGTTATCATACACCTTCTGAGACATTTCCGCAGTAAGCACGGCTTTAGATAAATTCATTACTTCTTCTTTTTCTTAGACTTCAAAATAGCAGCTTGAAGTGCCGGTGGAAGTTTCTTTTGAGCAGGTGTCAAACCATTTGAAAACTTATCAGCTTTACGATTCATTTTACCACCTTTGCCAATCTTTTTCGGATCTTCGCGATCAACCATCACGCGTTTGTTTTCTTTATGCATAGCAATTTCTCCTTTTAATATCACTCCAACTTTTTTCATATTGTGAGCGATGTTCTATTAAAATTTTACTGTAACTAGTACTTACAGTTATTACATTGTTTTGTTCAGCATTTTTCGAAGACTCTAAAAAATTTAATATTTCATTTGAGTCTTTTGGTTTATTACCATAAAAACCTCTATAATAATTATCATCAGTAGTAATTAAACAAAAAGCATATGAATCATCATTATATACATATTCGACGGTAAAGGGTAAATCAAAATCTTGTTTTGTATAAGTTTTTTTCTCTGAGTGTCTGACTTTATTTATTTTTATAAATTTAGAAACCTCATCAATAAATGTTGGTTTATCCTCAACTGTTTTTAAAACACCCAATGATCTGTCTTTACATTTTAGATGATGTAATATTCCGCGTTGATTATCTATAGTAGAGAAATATATTCCAAAATATATATCATTCGTATAAACTTTTCTTACATTTAAAAGGTGAACGTTATCTACTGATGTAATGTACTGAGACTGTATATTTTTACTTTTATCATAGTAGTAAACATAATTATCTTCATCTTGTTTTTCAGTTAAATATCTAAGACTTTCCTCTGTTTCCAAGATCTTTTTTCTTTCCCTTGTGTGGGCCAGATTTCCTAGCAATCAATCCACGAGCAACTAATCTAGCACGGTTCGTAGAACCAATGCTTTTACCTGCTCTATGTTTTCTCAACAACTCTGAGATGTTAATTTTTGGTTTTTTCTTAGTAGCCATACAATATTTTATCTATTTGCAAGTGGGTTGTCCAATGCTCTTTGTAACTGTTTTTCCATATCCGCTTCAAGATTTTGAATCTTCGTTTCTAAAATATCACGGGTTGCAGTATTTTCACGAATCAATAGATCTTTTTGAGCCACATATTGATTCAATAAATCCTGACGCTTTACTTCAAAACGTTCCTCAGCGTCGTCAATCGTAGTACGAACATCATCCTCAACACCGTTGATGTCATCCTCAACTTTATCAACTATACGTTCCAAACGAACTATATCATCCCTTAGTCCGTTTTTAATGTCACGAGAATATTCAAGTGCTTCATCTAGTTTTGTTTCAAGCACAGCATTTTTAGCTGCGATCTCATCTGTGTCGATGTTAGCAATAATCTCTTTCATGTTCATGTAGTCTTTATAAAATTCAAAACCAGCCCATAATCCACCACCAAGTGTTCCTATTAGTGGTAATATGAGTAGTAGTTTTGAACCTCCAACCTTTACTCCGGCGTATTCTATTTCAGCCATTTCTTTCTCCTATTGGTATTGTAAATCTTCCATTGCACCAAAGTTAGGATCATTTAAAAACCACCTTGCAAAAGCGTGATCAACTGTGGGTTTTGGTGGGTAGAAATTTACCTGATTTATTTGTTCTTTTTCTGCGTATGTTTTGAAGTCTGGTACAAAAGAAATTAACGCAAGTAGTCTACGTTGAATCTCCATTTGCTGCTCAAGGGTGACAGCCGACTCAAGTTCTTTTACAGCCTCTATAGCTTTCATTGCAATTAACATTCTCATCTTATCTCGTCTTGAATCTTCGGGATCTACTGGGGGTGGCGCTTTACCAGGAGCTGGCTGCTCATCCATTGGCTTTGTTTTTTCTAACTCGGCTAGTTCTTTTTCAATATCATCCTCTTGATTAGTATTACCAACACCTGCTTCGCTACCCTCTCCTTCACCTCCAGACTCGTCTTCAAGTTTAGCAAGCTCTGCATCAATATCGTCTACCATTTCAAGTTCGCCTAACTCCTCTTCAATATCATCCTCTACCATTTGAAATCCACTATCTGCTTCAGCTTGTTCTTGATCTACTATTAGCTCCTCTTGTGGTAGTGTCTCAACAGGAGCTTCATAAATCTCAGGCTCAACCGGGTCAGCATTTACCACATCATCAATCACTGGAGACAAAACGGTAAACTCTCCATCATTACCTGATAAATCAACATAACCAGGGCATGTTACATCATATTGAGGGTCTAGTGAACATTGTTGATTAAAGTATGCTACATCATAACCAGTACAGCCAGGATCAAACAAAGGATCTTCTTCACACATTGCTACATAGTAATCAGGACAGCCTGGATCTGATGTCGGATCATTAGTACACTGTTGGTTGTAGTAAGCAGTCTGATAGCCTGGACAAGCTGGGTCGTACAGAGGATTTGCAGTACACTGCTGAGTGAAATTTGCAGTACTGTAGCCTGGACAAGCTGGGTCATAAAGTGGGTTCGCGGTGCATTGTTGATTAAACAACGCTTGTGCATAACCTTGACATTGTGGGTCATATAGAGGATTATTATGACATGGGTTTGTAGAAAATATTACTGAAAAGGAAGAGTCCTGCACATTAAACTCAGGGCCATACCAACCTTGCCAGTTTGCACTATCACTACCCTGTGCAGATATATCAACACTACCAAAATATGATGGTGGTAAAAAAGGGTCAGTAAATAATTCTTGTCCAGAGTGTGTTGTCCAGTTATGTGAATAACTGTAATCATATTGGTAAGTCGCATACAGGTTACCCTGTGCATCATAGATATCTACTTCTATAACAAAATCATCTACGCCAGGCTGTCCAGCAAAAAGGTTTGCGTTACCGTTCTTGACTTTCCACTCATATTCAAATCCATTTACTTGAATGCCTGCAACTTGTAGTGCTTGATTAATTGCGATTGTTGTACTTAAAATACTATTATTACCACCCCAAACAAATCCAGTACCGCTTGGGAGCATATTAGGGTCTTGATCGTTTCCAGGCCCTTGTGGAGTTTGCGACCCACCCCAATAACCAGTACCAAAAGTACCAGACCATTTACTTGCATCTGGCTCCAGCAAATCTGGTGAAGTCTGTGTGGGGTTAGTTGTTACCTGTGCGTTAGAGTAAGAGTAATAAGAGAGCGAGAGAAATGCCGCCAACAGCAACCGCTGCATTACGTTTCTGAACATCACCTTTTGTCTCCATTTCTTCTACAACAGGAATCCTATGTGGATTTGCTTTCCATTGATCAGAAGCTTTGTCGCCAATCTCACCTAAATAAGGACAAGGAGTGCCTGCCATTTCCATTGCGTCATACACTCTACGATCCTGACACAGAACAGACACCGCTGCAACTTTCATACCCATATCATATAGTGTTTTTGAAATTTTGAGACGTTCACAGTTTTCATCTCTGACCATTTCACCAGTGGACAAACCTAATATTTGTGTTTGCACTGCGCCAGACACACCAACTGTACATAAATCAGATGAAGAAGAACCAACACCTGGTGATATTGCAGAGGGAGGGGGTGATATTACGATTGTTCGAGATTGAGCATCAGTGTCCACAGACGACTTAGAAGTTGAGTCTGTAGTGACTGTGCTAGATGTTTGCGCAAAAGCGGCCCCACTTATACCAAGCAGAGCCACTGTTAATAATATTTTGATGGTTTTCAAACTTATTTAGCCTTCGACTTTCTACGAACCCTTTTTTTCTTCGGCATAGGGTTTGATAAAACTTTGCGTAGTATTTTAGACTGTTTCAAATGAATTTTTGAACCAGATTCTAAAGCATCAGCGATTTCTTTGATTGTTTTATTATTATGACCCATTATTTTTTTCTCTTCTTTGCCGTTATTTTTTTCTGAGCATTGATAAATCTTCTGTAAACTCCAGCAGCAGATATTTTGCCCATTTCACGTGCGCGTTGCTCCATAGCTATTGCCGCTTGCGTCTTATGCGCATGACTCCTACCAGAAGCTTTAATTTTAGCCACAGAAGCCCTAGCGTCTTTAACTTTAGCAAAGCCCAAACCTTTAATAGTACCTTTAGGATTTTCATCTGTATATAAATCAGAGTGCTTTTTAGAATTAGCTCTCTGTCCTTTCTTTCTAGGAATACGAGGTGCCATTACTTCTTTTTCTTCCTAGCCATAGTGCGAACCATAGTAGGTTTACCGCCAGGATTTCCAGCAGCGCGTTTACGCTGAACAGCACTTCTGATTTGCGCTTTGGTCATGCTATTAGCTTTTGACCGAGGAACGCACTTAGGATACTTACCACCATCACCCGCAGATTTTCTACCACAAGGTTGCCATCTACCATTCTTTTTAGGTGCGCCAATGTTAACCCAATCACCTTTAGGTCCTTTACCAAACCACGCAGTCAGACCTCCTCTTGGTTTACCCATTATCTGTACCCGCCGCCTCTGGCTTTATAAGTTCTTACCAACCAGCCATTTGCATAAGCTGATGGATAAACATTAAATTTACGTTTTGCTTCAGCTTTGACTCTTGCATAAAGTTTTGGGTTTGTAGGCGTAGCGCCTTTCTTTTTCTTAGGTGCCATTAGTAACTCCTTATTATTCTACCCTTAAAAGGTGTTTTGTCAGCACACCAATCCTCTGGATGGATGTGTCTAGGCCTTTTACCTGCTGGTTTTGATACCATTCTACCTTGTGGTGTGTAAAACGCACACCAATCTTGAGTTGGGCGACGTTTGACTGAGGAACTCATAGACTCCCACATACGTGTGCCATCAGAAGATTTTTTAAATTTGCGAACAGCCATTTATACTCCAACAAAAAATGAGATATATTTCTATACCTCATTTTACTATACTTGCAGCTAGTGTCAAAACAATTTTATAATCTTTTAGTAATTACATTTTCACCGCTAAAATTTTCTTCATCTTTGATAAACTTGTAAAATCCTTGCACAGCTACCTCTTTAAATTTTGCTTCAATATCAAAATCTGCATATTCAAGCATAGGAACATGATTAGCCATCAATTCTTCATCCCAATAAGTTTCAGAGTGTGCATTAGGTTTCATCCAGTAATCTGAAATATCTGGGGGGAATGACTGGGATTTGTGGAAGAGTGGGCGTACGCCTCTCCAAGACTTGACAGCTTCACGGAAGTACTCATGCGTGTGGGTGATATGATCCACGTCTCGCACTTTCCGATTGACCGTTTTCTCGCCCACCTTAACTCTCTCAGTCTCAACCATTCTATGGCAGGCATAGTGGTGTGTGTCGAGGGTGCAGCGGATAGGGATCCGTTGGGCAAGTTCAAGTGTGTGCTTGATGTCATATCCGTTGGGTTTATCTTCGTTTTCAACGGATAAACAACCTTGGGCGTAGTCTGAAAGGTAGGGAAAGTGAGTGGCGAATCGTTTAATACCGTCTTCATGTTTACCTCCGTAGAGTCCTTGTAAGTGAATATTCATAGAAAAATCTTGAGCAGGAAGGCCCATCAATGAACCATACAGTGCATGATATTCAAGATCTTCAATAGATTTTTCTACAACGTCAGGTTTATTAGAAGCAAGAACAGTATACTGACCAGGATGGACAGATAAACGAACAGCATGTCGTTTTGCTGCCTCTCCAGCTTGAGCCAGTATAGTTTCAATGTCCTCCCAAATTTCTTTGTACCAGTCACGAGTAAAGTCCAACGTGTAGCAAGGGAATAGCTCAGAGCTGATACGAAAGCTGCGTAAAGACATAGGTTGGTCAGGAAAATAAGTTGTAAGTATGTCAAGCAGTTTACGACAGTTTTCAAGAGCCTTGCCCTGAACCCGTTCTTTCCCGCCATCTTTAAGAGCATAGGTCTTGGTGGTTGTTCCAAAGTTGTACCTCTTTGCTAATGTTTTATCATGCCATTGACAGCACTGTGATATGCGCCAATCGGTTTGGTTTTGATTGAAATATTCCATAAAGTCTCCATTGATTTTTCATATTATAAAATATGACTAAGCAATGAGCAACCTATATTAGGGTATTTAATTTACCAACGATGTTCAATCTGTGAATTTCATAAGCGTTAAGTTTAGAAATTACTAATAGCTCTTCAAAAGACTTAATTCTATACATTTTTTTGTAGCGTTTTTTGGTAAAAATAATACTTTTAATACTTTTGAATTTTAAAAGAAAAGCAACTTGAACTCTCGTGCCACCTAAAATAACGTTTAATTTATCGTCTAATAGTATTGGTTTGAGAAAACCATTTTTAATGACAGAATTTTTTAATTGATTTACTATGGATACCTCATTGTTTCTATTAATTTTTGAACGAATTAATTTTACTGGCACATCAGCTAAATATACTGGCACTATTTCTTTTTAAGAGCATCAGCACCAAAAAATGCAGATACTAAAACTGCGATAGAGGCAAAGTAGGTAGGTGCTATATCAGCAATCAATTCAGCTGCTTTACCCATGCTTAGTGCATCTGCTAGAAAGATGCCAAGTGGGTAAACTAATAGACCTGTTAGTGCAAACCACGCCATTTTTCTAATAGCATCTCTCTGTGCGTCTTTATCTTCAAGTTCTTTACGCTTGAACTCAAGATACATAGCCTCTTCTTCTGGACTTACTTTACCGTCTGCATTAGTGTCAGCAGGGTGAAAATTATTTGTTTCTTCAGACACGATGTCTCCTCAAGTAAGATTGTATTTTTGGTATTAAATTAAAAGTACAATCAAAATTTTTAACTAAATGTTCATAATTATAATCTAAAATGTCTTTGTTGTCATTTTTTAATTTTTCTACTTCACTTAAAGGTAAAGAACAAAATTTTAATAACTCATTTGATATATGGTCAAGTCTTGAAATTTTGCACAATTTTAAATCATAACTTTCATCAAATATGTGAGGAAAGGTTTTAAAGCCTAGGTTTTGTAGAAATTTTAAAGAGTAAGGATTACCCGCTATTAAAAACAGTTTTTTGTAAGCTACACTTTTTAAGGTTTTTTCAGTTATAAATAAACAACCATTATCAGCAGAAGCCTCAGTAACTACATCAAGAAACGCAGTGTTACAAATGTTTGGATGATTTATGTAAAATTGATCATAAAAGTCTGGTTCTTCTAAAGTATGAGAATTAAGCTCATCATTTTGATTCAACAATTTAGTTTCAGATGAATACCTTTTATATTCATCATAGTCAGATTTAGAGAGTTTTTCTTTTAATTGGTTTTCAAAAAGCATATCATCTTGAGTTGTATCGTTTATATGACGTGTTTTATGATGGGAAATGTTGCCTTTTTCTAATAGATTAAATTTTTTTATTTTATAGTATAAATATCTACGATGATCTTTTTCTCGTCGTGCTAAAAAGTTAAAATGTTTTTTTATATTATGCTTAGAATAAAAATTTTTACCATTGAACAACGCAAAGAATTTATTAAAAAAGAATATTTTAAAAGGACAGTTATCTTTTTCATAAGAGTGCACGACGTAATTAAAATAAATATTTGAGGTAATTATGAATATATTTTCAGATTTTATGTCAACTAATTTGTTTTGTATTTTATCTCTTAAATTACTCCAGTTATCATACTCATCCTCTTGACACAAAAGAATAAAAGCTTTAGAATCATTAACTTCCGAAATGATAGAATTACTTAAAGTTGGAAATGGATTTTTTGTATATGACTGAGCATTGATTATGTAAATTTTTTTATCAGTGATGAAAGAGGAAAAATAATTATTTAAGTGTTCACTATAATAAGGACTTTTTACAGCGAACATAAAAGTTGGAGAATCATTTACAGGAGTGTGTGGTTCAAAAGAATCATAATCAATTATTTCAAACATTAAAAATCAATCTCTCTACCATCTTTTTCCCAAGTGTTAAACCTAGTCCTGATAGTTGCTAATTGAGTTTGAGTTAATTTTTTGTTGTTCGAGTATTCTGATACGAGATTCGAGACTGTCGAGTCGTCGGCTGAGTTCGGGGAATTTAGCCATTCGCTTTCGTTCGTCAGTAAGCATTTTGATTCCGTATCTTTTTGACGCCCAAGTGTAGAGCGAATCCAATTTAGCATATGTCCAAACTCCTAATTTTGTGTCTCTAAACCACGATTCAGTTGCAGATCCTATTATAGAGCCTGCTATAGATTTAATTATGAAAAACCACATTATTCACACCACCCCTCTTTAGTTCCACCGTCGTAGGATCTGGCAAACCCTAAAGCTATAAGTTTTTCCGAATACAGCTCACCGTCTAAGTACACGTTAGACAAAATCCTACCACCATATTTATCCCATTTTAAATCTTTAAATTCAATTTCTTTTGCATTTCTGAAAAGTTGATTAGCATATAATTTACCTTTTCTGGCTAACTCTTTTTCTGTGTCACAATCACCTCTTATTTCAGGAGTATCAATGCCTAGTATTCTAACGCTCATTTTTTGTAGTGGTTCAGGTAAATCTTTAGCTATAACATAACATGTATCACCATCATAACACATATTACCTCTAAACTCTCTCATTTCAATAAATCCAAAAGCAAAATTTGAATAAACTATAAAAAATATTACTGCAATAAAAGCTGAACTTTTCATTTAATTTCCTTACACTCTGTATATATAGGTTGACGACTTATATCTAAAAAAGAGTCATAAACTCGTTTTGCATGATACTCACAAGTTTTCATATCGATATATGAAAGATTGAAATCATAAGTTGTTACACCTATTGTGATGAATAACGCAATAAGCATAGCCCATACCTACTTTTAATACTTCTAGTCTTTTTCTCGATCAGAGTTTCTTTCATTGAAAAATGAAACTCATCAATTTGAACATAGGCATTTATACCGTAAATCATTAAGGTAATTAAATAAACCATAATAATCCAAAAAACGTATATCATGCATAAACTGCCATTAAAACTATGAGTGCTATACCAGTTGCTACTGCAGCAGCTATAGTTAGTGCTACTTTGATTGCCTCCATAGTTTCTTGTCTTTTTAACTGTTCTTCTTTTTTAAGAGCAGCAATTCTTTCTTTTTCTTCACGAATACGTTTCTGTCTCTCATCAAGAATAGTCTGCCATGTGCCAGGACCAAATCTCATATCAATCATATTTCTCATCTCTTGCATAGCTTCTTGCGCTAATCTAGCATCAATAACTTCTTGAGCGACATGTTTGATTCCTAGTTGATCGCCTACACCTAACCCTGCTTTTTTACTGCGTTTTTTCTCTACCTCGTCTTGTCCTTTAAATAAATCATCTACAGCACCCGCAATTTCACCTATATCTTTTGCTGTATCAATATTAGATTTAATGAAATCAACACTGGCTTTGACAAGTGAAATACCTGCCAATACCTCTGCAACAACCATTGCTTTCTCCTACTGTGATTCTTCAGTCACAGCCTTTTCGTAATAAAGTATAATCTCCCTCTGTTGGTTTAAGTACCTTTTGATTTCCGCTACATTCAATGCAAGATTCTCATAATCTTTCATTGATAGGGCAACAAAGGCAAGCTCACCATATTCCCTAGTGAACTCTTCTACAAATTGCTCAAAATTATCTTCAGTGACTACAAATACTCTAGTGTCAGTTAGTTGTAACGGTTTCGGTGGAGCTGCCTTCGGCACTGTTGTTTTCTCCACTTTGGTTACCGTTACTACTTCTTTCTCTGGACGACTGCAACCAGTCAGGTAAATCATACTCGTTAGTATTGCCAGAGTCACGCATAAAGTCACGCCAGACGTTTGCCGTGGCACCATTCATTTTTCCTTCTAAGCTTTTTGAATCTTTTAGTGCTTCAACTGCTAAATCTAATTTTGCAAGTTTTCCTCGCAACTCATCGCTATATTCTTCAGCTTTTTGTAAATCTTTTTGAAGCTCTGTATTTAAACTTGAGACACGCGCAAAATCGCTGCGCATGGTATCTAAACTTTCGTTTGCAACCTGCGCAGCGACTTCTAGTTGTGCATTATTTTCTCGGAGTGTTGCCATCCTAGCTTGTGAATCTTGATAGTACCAATAAAAGCCTCCAAGCATCACAGCCATTGCTACACCCATCATAGCAGCAATTTTAAGTCCCATAGATAAAGTATAGATTAAATTATGGGAGATGGCAATATAAGAATTTTATAATCCGTTGGGAACGATCACATAGTGGATAGACAAAACTACTCCAACGGAAGCTGCAAGTCCAACCATCATTTTAAGAAAGTCTTTACCAATCAAAGGAAATACAACTTTAAATTTATGTTTTCCTGTCATAGTAGCCATAGCAAGCTCACGTCCACAAAGTAATCCAACAAAAACCCAGGTTGTGCTCATTGGAATATCGTTTAATTCCTTAAAGAACCATAAAACGAGCCAATAAACAGCGTCAATAATTGTTGCACTTCTAACGTATCGAGTATTATGTTTTTCAAGGACAATGTTTTGAATCTTACCACCACCCTCTCTAAACATATACCACAGTCCAGCGACAAAAACACCGCTGATAAGAATCATTAAGTCCCAAGGGATATGTCTTGGTAGAAACACAGCGATGTTTGCCATATCGTGTGACAACCAAGTGAACCACAGGAAGCCTGTTGTTACCCATTGTCCAATACGCCAATAACGTTTGTGTTCTTCTTTAACAGGTTTAGCCTCATCAAGTATTTTAGATACTACAATCCAAATAGCATATGCCGCTACTGCTGCAACTGCATAACCCATCATAGATTTCATTAGCATCTTTTCTAGAACAAAAGTAGAAGCAAAGGCACTTAATACTAAAAAGGATGTTGACACTGGGACACCAATCCTAGTAAGCACTAATAGTAATCCAGGAGCTAGAGCATGATACCACTGAATCTCTTGAAACGGGATTTTATTTAAGCGTCCATAGCTGATATCACCCCCGTTAGTGAACCAACCATACCATAAAGTATAAAGGAGAACTGCCGAAGCTGCTCCCCACATTACTTTCCAACTAAATCTCTCGTTATTAGAGGCAATCCAAGTGCCGAGAGTCTGCACAGAGTCATTTGCTATCACAGAATATCCTGCAAACAAAAAACCGACTACCATCCAAAGAGTTAAAAGTTCCATTTTAATTTCTCCTTGTAAAAAATAAGAGGTCAAGTGACCTCTTATTTTAATTATAATACAAAATTGTTACAGTTTTGTGAATTAATTTTTAAATTTGGCTGTGGGAGATGGAGTCGAACCATCACGCCTTTCGGCACACGAGAAACAGTCGTGCGTGTCTACCAGTTTCACCACCCCACAAAAATTTTTAAGCTGCGAGTGAGAGCTGGGTGTCAAGAGCCGCAATCATGCGAGTCATACCAATACCACCACCAACGCGGGGAAAGAAATCAAACTGTAAAAACTCTTCAAGTTCTGCTTCTACTCTGTCTTTGCCAAACAAATCATATAGTAGGTTTGCATAAGCTCCTTCGGTGATTGTGTGGAATGTATCGCGCATTTGATCTACGTTCGTAGAACGTTCAGCTGAACCGATAGTCTCCATACCTCCTAAGATGACATCAATCTTTTTACTATGTACTCCATCTTCGTATCTGCTCATGTTCCAGAACGGAGAAGTAAATTCTGGGAAGTCTGTAATCATCGCAGTACTAAAGTCATTATACATAGCAATCTCATGTTCAGCTTCAAGTTCTCCATTAACCTTATAGTGTTTTTGCCATGCTTCATAGGTCTTTTCAATTGGACGATCAAAACCTAAATAGTCTACGAGTTCGTACTCCATCTTTTTTAAGTCTACAATATCACCAGGCATCTCGAATTCAAACATTGGGAAGATAATATCATGCCTACCAGGAATAGCATTAGGTTCTTGTCTATACGAAGTTGAGACACAAAAAAAGCCCTTTTCATTGGGCTGAGAGAGTAATTCGTGTTCTAACCACATTTGACCAGTTTGAGGAAGAGGCCAGACTTGACCAGCATAATTATAAGTTGCTACATTAAACGGATCTTCACAAGCTGCTAATATAGAAAGTCTATTTTGGGTGTGTACTTCTTTGAAACCTTTGTCCAAAAAAAATGACCTTAAAAGGCCAACAGTGTGAGTAAATTTAGTGGGGGAAATAAGTTGCGTCATTTTATTACCTTTCTTTATATAAAAAGACGCGCAGATTTAAAACCTGCGCTCAAATTAATAAATTATAGTAAAAAATTAGTAAGTGTGCAAACTTATTTTAATTTTGTTTGCTTTTTTTACTAGGATAAACCTCTCATGCGTTCAACCAAACGATCCGCACGTTTTGTTACCTGACGATACCAGCGTGAGTCTACCATCTCGTCAGCTGCTGCATTCCAATCACGAGCATCAACTCCACGTTTCATTCCTTTAAATTTTGATAGGCGTGGGTATCCAAGATTAAAACACATGTTAGCTATAACACGTTTTGCGGTTTCTGGTAGTTCTTCAAAGTCATCATAAAGATTATGGCAGTCTTTTATAACGATTTCCATATCAGCTTGAAAAGCGGCTTCAACCCGTTCTTCAGTGACCGGTGTTCCTACAGGCTGACCATATTCAGGATCATCTGTTCTAATCAAATGTCCAATACCGAAAGTTGGTAATCCTAGATGATCAAGGTAGATCTCATATTTGACTCCCTCATCTCGTTCAAGTTCTATTCGTAATTCTTGTAGATTCATTAGTTAAATCCTTTCCTTTTATGTAGTTTACGAGCATAGTAATCAGTTCTATCTTCGCTCATTACTTCTCTTTGCTTTTTAGCTTTTTTTAATTCTTGTTTGTCTAGCACAGTTATTTTTGATGACCAATTGTCCCGCTTAACAGGAATCATCTGACATATAGGAGTTCCAGCAGGCATGAACACTTTACCGCCACGTTGTAGCTCTACATGTATAAACGGAAAATTGATTACGTTTGTGTACTCATCCGAATCTACCAAACCAACCAATGGAATTACAGGACTCTCAAGTTGATTAATCAAAGGCAAAAATAACATGGAATAATCTTTAGGAGTTTCAATAATCCAAGGACTCATATACTTTAAAATAGTCATATTCTCAAAAGCTGATCCTTTTACTTGAGCAGAAGGATGAACTTCAATAGGTTTATGAATATTAATTAGTTCTTTATGTTTATCATCTATGTATGGTAAGGTAACTTCACCATCTTCTTTTTGTTCAATTATGACATCAACATGTGTCAATAGTGTCCATCCAGCTGTCATAGCATCTAGAAAAGGAATACATTTTTTTACAGATTGTATCTCATCATCATTATGCTTTACAAATTGTGGTATGTTCTTAAACCACTGCGGCATAAGTTTTTTGGATGCTAGAGGAGGCAAAGTGATTTGATCAGGAAATGCTTTGATCAAGTGAAATTTGACTGTTTTATTAGTGGGCATTTTAAGTATTAGGATTTACAAATGTTGAAGGAATGTCTTTCTCAGACTTAGTAGTTCCGCAATCACATACGTCACAACCGCAGTTGCAAGAATCCCAGTTGCAGTGACAATCACACCCACACTTTTCGCAAGTACACTTATCCATCTTAACTCCAAATCTCTTTTCCACCAATCGCACCTACATGAGTTTCTTCCATGTAACAATTGGTTTTATTGTCTGATTGCATTTCGTATGCCCAAGTAAGTTCTTGAATAATACGATTATACCACTGTTTATCATAAGGATCAGTTGCTTTGTTCATATCATCCATCAATTGTGGGATACGTGCTTTTATATATTCACGAGTTGATTTAGTTCCGCGTTTCATTCTGCTGCCATTTCATAAACTGGGTTTGAAGGACTCATTTCCATGAACTTACCCCACTCAGCGTAGTAATGTCTCATTCCTACTTCGTCATGTATAGTACTGTTTTCATGCCTACCGTGTAGAATATTACGGCGTTCTGTGCCTTCTCTCATAGTAGTTCCTTGACCTGCAACACCGATTAGATCTTCATGTAGATTGCGACCAAACGGACCCCAGATTGTGTTATGTGCTTTAATTCGACTTGCTCTTTCTTCTGGTGTATCCTTTTTCAATCCATAACCACGAAATTCAATTAGAACCTTGTTTGGACCAATAGGAGTTACAATGTCGGATCTATAGGCACTGCCACGAAGATTGAAGTTATACCCTGGGAAGAGGTCAACCATGTACCACTGGTTTGGTGGTAGGTTGGGGAACGATAATTCTCCCCTATCCTCAAAGCCATCATATTCTTCATAATTAACAGTAAAACTGCTAACATTAACATGACCATTATCAAAAGGTATATTCTTTCTAGCAAAGTATTCATCATTAAATCCTGACACACGGTTGAAGTAGTGCATAAAATCATGATAAAATTCGCTATTTGTATCATGCCACAGTTTATAATTAGTATCTATGATTGCTCTATGATAATGGAATACCTCTAGTTCTTCAGTATCAATTGCATCAATAATACAATCAAATGCACCGCCTAGCCATGTATCAAGTGGCATAGGATCTGGATTCAGTGTTACCCAAACCATCTGTCCATATTTTACTTCACAGTGTAGTGGGTTTTCAGTAGTCGCCCAACCATCATATGAAATAGTTCCTGCCGGTTTACGAAAGTCAATATCGTTGGTATTGTAATATGCTTGAACATTTTCGCCATCAATATTGATTGCAATGACTCGTTTACCTGCAATTTGAATAGTTCGATAGTCACCTTTGTTTCTCATCTCACTAATATGACACATAGGAACCCAAACTTTAGAAAAGATCATTTCTTGTTCTTGTTCAAAAAGTTCATAAGATGAGTAAATCTCACTACTAATATATTCTACCTTTGGTTGTTTCAACCAATTTTTATGATTTCTAGGCGGCATGTTGTTCCTCCAACTCATATTTTATAAACTTGTCTTTTGTAATAGTACGTAAATCACCTGCTTTAAGATGCTCTGGCTCGTGTGCTAGTTTTTGACTTTCAACCATGCCTTCTGGTGGTAACTCATATTCAGCAGGCCCTTGTATACTGCCCCAAGGTGTTGTACGAATAGGACTAACAAAGTTTTTCTCTCTGCCATCTCTAAACTTAAGTCGCCAACTAATAAAACCTTTTTCTGGTTCTCGTAATACTCTGACCTTGTGACCCATCGGCGCAAAATCTGAGTATCCTCTATCATCGATAGCATTTTGTGGACAGGCTTTTACACAGCTATAACACTCCCAACAAAAATTAGGTTCAATGTTTACTGCTCGTCTTGTTACTGGATCAATATGCATAATATCTGAGGGGCAGATATCCACACAGTGTCCACATCCATCACAAGCTGTCATATATACAAATGTAGGCATTAATTAACCTTTCCTGTGTTTCTGACCTTTTGGAGGCGATTTTTTAGATCCTGAAGGTCCAGCCCAATAGACTTTATTAGCCCAGTAAGCTGCTGACATTTTTCCTTTCGCGATGTTGCGGGCGTGGCGTGCCTTAAAAGATTTTCGTGCCGCTGGAGAGTAGTTATGCCCCATTGAAGAGTCTCCAAAATGAATGAGTTTAATTCTATCTCCTTCTTTTGCCAAGACCATTCCTTTTTTACCTGCTCTGTTTGATCGCTTTGCTTTGTTGAATCCATCAAATGTTGTTCCTCTGTATTGAATTTTACCACTAGGTAATCTTTTAACTCCTGGATATTTTGACATTTTTATATCTCTTTTCTATATCACACACAATCTGCCACTGACGATGAGTGAGCTGTGGGTATTTATTCTGTGCATTTATACATCCAAGTATAAACTCTTTTTCAGCATCGGTCAATGATTGTTTGTCAAAAAAATCCTTGAGTGGTTTCTTAATTCTTCTCGTCATCTGTTTTAGGTATCTCATAAATGAAAGGATCAACCTTCATAATCTCTTTTTTACGTTTTTGAAAGGCGCGCTCAAACTGCCATTCCTGATATTTTTCAATTAACCATTTAAACATAAGGGTTCTCCAAAGCTACTGTGCAAAGAGTATATCTAGTCTCATCAGAGAGATTGAGGATTCTATGCTCTATAGCACTTCTTATCACATAACTGTGTCCAGTCTTGTATGTATATTTTTTATCATTTTTGAATTCAATAAATGACTTGTCTGTTTTGACTGATGTTAAAAATGCGGCACAAAATTTATCAGTGCTTAAATCTTTATGCCACGGAATACTTGATTTAGGTTCTAGTACAGATAAATAAGAGCTTTTAATGCCTTTAAACTCAGACTTTTTAATATCACTACACCATTTTTTAATAGAGGGAAAGTTTTCAATAATATTGCTCTCAATTTCATTGTTAACAAAAGAAAGTGAAAACCAATTTTGAAGATTGTATCTATTAACAAAAACTTTTCGTTTCGCGTTTCTGTAAAAGAATTCAAGTCTTTTTAACTCAGAAGGGGATATTTTTAGAGTTGGAATCGGTATTTCTTTGCAACAAGTCAAATTGCTGTCTCCTATTCTTCAACAAAGGTAAAAATGGTATAGCAGATTTTTCAAAAATCATAGGGTCGTCACCATCAATAGTCATGATGATGGCTACATCTTGGATTCCTGTGCCATACATTTCATTATGTGCCACTGCATATGCACAACCTTGTATATAGTAATCAGTTATTTGTTTTTGATTCTTTTTCTTTTTTGATGTTTTAAAATCAATTATAGTAGGTTTACCTTTCCAAATACCAACCATGTCAGTTCTTCCAGCATAACGGTATTTATTAGACCATAGCACTTGCTCTTGACCCCATATCTCCTCTACACCACGCTCAGTCGCTCTTATCAGATCTCGACTCATCTGTCTGACATCTAATCTCTGCTCTTTTAATTCGTCCCATACGTCTTCTCCGTTGAAATGACGCTCTGCAAATTCGTGAACTAAAGTGCCTCGATCTGTCGCTTCTTTGGAAACCCGTGCGGCCTCTTCTTCTCCTACTCGTTCTTTCCATTTTTGTAACCATGTATTATCAGCTGTTTTTCCAAGTACAGTTGTAATTGATGGGTATGATCCATCAGGAGTGTGATAGGTTCTACCAGACGGTAAAGTATCGGTTTTAACGTCAGTTATATAGTTGTATTTCATTCATATCCTGTAGAGAATTGACTATTGGTTTTCCTCTAGCATTTAAGCTAGTATTGATTAGAACAGGCCAACCGTATTGTCTTGTATACTCTAAAACTTTCCATAAATATGCGTTACTAGTACCAGTTACTAACTGAACTCTGGCTGAACTGTCATGGGTTTTGAAATTGCCATCAATAATATCGGCAGTAAACATCATGTGTTCGTTTGGATGATGTAAGTGAAAAAACCTATCAGCCTCTTCTTTTTGAACAATCGGTGCATAAGGACGCCAAGAATCTTTACCGCGTTTCTTCATTTCATTCAATTTATCAATATTAGCTTGAGTAGGAGTACAAAGCCAACTTCTATTACCTAACGCCCTTGGTCCAAACTCAGCACGCCCTTGAATTACGGCTACGATCTCTCCGTCAATTATTCTACGAGCAGCCTCTTCCGCAGATACATAGTTTGTCGATTCATAGCCTAAAAAAGGCGTTTGCATCAGAGGTCTTGAAATCAAAGCTGCTGCACCTAGCGCACACCCAGCATCTCCTGCTGCAGGTTGTATAGCGATTTGGTTATATGCGCAATATCTAGCAATTTTAGAATTAGCCACACAGTTTAATGCAACGCCACCCGCATAAGCAAGTTTATCGTAACCAGTTTCTCGATATAGCCAATCAGCTAAGTTTACTAAAATATTTTCAATAGTTCTTTGTACTGATGCTGCTATATCCCAATCTAGAGCACCTGCTCCAACTCCACGCATAAGGTTATGTAAAAGTTGATAGTCTCCGTCTTCATAGTGTAAAATCTTATCTTTAATAAGTGATTCCCACTTAGGTTCTCCATAAGCAGCAGCACTCATAATCTTGCATTCATCTACCAGAGGTTCAAATCCCAAGAGACGAGTAGCACTAGAGTAAAATAAACCAAGAGAGTTTGGATAACGAAACCTTTTGATCCATTCAATTTTGCCATTTCTATACGCTCCTAATGATGTTGAAAACTTACCACCTACAGTATCTACAACCATTATAGCGCATTCAGTCCAATCAGTCAAAATAATTGAACTCATAGCATGTGATTCATGGTGGTCAACAAGTACAGGTTTTGCAGTTGTATATTTGCGGATGTCAGATTTGAATTGTGAGTAGGTTTCTTTTTCGTAAAAAGCAGCAAACTCCCAGTCGTCATACGTATCTCTTAACCACTCGACAGTATTTTTTGGAAATCTATTATCAAATTTTACGCGAGAGAACCTCTCTTCATGAGACGCACCCTCAATAAAACCATTTTTTAGAGAGACAGCAGCGCTGTCATGATGATAAGAGCTTACTCCTAGTATCTTCATCAAAGTACCTATTAAATATATTAGTTAAATCTTCTTTTGTTTTTCCCATATAGTTAGGACTAGAAACAAAATCTACAAAAGCCCATCTACGGTTGTCTACTACTGGTTTAATTCTATGAACCATAAAACAAGGAAACATCATGCTCTTACCAGGTTCAGGGTATATTCTAGCCAGTATCTTTTTAGGTTCAGGCGCAGAGAAGTCTGTTTCTAAAACTCTATTAGAGTCTGGATTCCAAGAACCAATTTCAAAAGGCTGACCTGTAGTTAAGTATATGATATGTGTCCAGTATCTATTATTTCTTGCTTCGCTTAATTCACCGTTAGTAAAATCAAGATTATCAAAGTGCCATTCATAGCCTTCGCCTGGTTTTAGTAATATGGCTACCTTACCTGCAAAATCACATCTCCACTGATGACCGTATCTAGTTACATGTTCTTCACAGTATTTTACTATCCTTTTAGAGGTGTCTGCGATCTTGCGGTTAAATCCAATCTCGATGCAGTCTCTCCATTCAGGATCAATGAAATCTGCCATCTTCTCCATACTTCTTCCTGCAATAACGGAGCAAAAATATCATGCCCTCGTTGATTCATATGTCCTCTACCGTCTGGATGTTCTCTAACATAATCTCTTAGATAGTGTAACCAAACAGATGGATGATTTTCAAACCAATTATGTTCTAAAGTATTTGGTCTATAAATGGGTATAAGTAATAAATTATTATTAGTAGAAGAATCTAGAACAGCCTTAATTGCAAGTGCTGCACTTCGCTTATACCACTCCATACGAGTAATTTTCCTAAACCAGAGTGTTTTTAAGTGATCACTCCAAATATCATCTTCGCGCCACGCATATGGAAGTAAATAATTTCCGTCTGCTCTAGGATCGACTCGGTGATGATGTCCTATTAACCAAATAACTTTGAAATTGCTTGTCAAATCATTGTCAATAATGTATTCTGCTTGTGCATCTAGTGTTATTCCATGATGTTCCCAACGATTAGTTAAACCTAATTGATCAAATGCAGGCTTACTAACCTCTAACGAAGGTATAGACCAGGAGTTTCCAACAACAATTATGCTCATAATTACATGCGGTGACAGTTATACAGAAGGTGAAGGTCTTGAAAATAAAAATCAAGCATATCCCTATTTAGTATCAAAACTATTAGATGCAGACCTTAAGAATCTATCTCAAAGTGGCGCTTCGGAATACCTTATTACAGCACAAGTTGAGCAAGCTGTCAAGCTAAATCCTGATTTGATAATCATCGGTCATACAAGTGAATACAGGTGGCAAGTTTGGGATTTTAGACGCAACCAAATACAAGGTTTTTTAGTAGCAAACTGGATTGAGAAGTATGGTAAAACCTATCGCAACTGGATATTCTCTGAGCAAATACTAAGCAACACCCGAAAAAAGACTCCTGAACACAAAGCAGCTTGGCACGGGGCAGGTATGTTATACTATTCTGAAGAAGAATTAGTAAAACGACTTTGGAGTGGTGCAGTAGCAAAACAAATTATATTGTGTCAACGTGCTAAAATACCTGTTATACACCACAGTTGTTTTAAGCATCTACAACCTTATTTAAGTGAACTAACAGATGATTATGTAGAATATCATCTAGATAGTGAAAAACATAAAAACTTTGCCCCAGACAATTCACATGCTGGGGCTAAGTGTCATAAAGCTTTGACCAAGTTGATTATGAACAGATATCAACCCACTCTTTGATTTCTTCCCATTTTTCTTCTTCTTCAGCTAAGTTTTGTTTACGAATAATCGTTGCAACTTTAGTGATAGTAGTAACAGGGATTGCATATTCATTTTTAATGTCTTTCTTGAGTTCAGCAATTGACTCACGAATAGAATCAGCCTGAACCATCAAATCGACAATGCGAGAAATTTCTTTACGAACTTCTTCTTGTAATACTTTTTCCATTAAATCCTCATATGATTTTGAAGGTTTCTCTTACTTTTTCGGGTTTGCGACGAATGAGTCGCTTCTCTTGAAGCTGTGTCATGACTTGATTAAAGGTTTTCATGGCATCAGCAGATGGGTCATTGTTTTTGATAAGCAGTTTTTGATGCAACATATTGAGTGCAGTGATAAGATTGGCAGATCCAATGGCACGCGTCCCCGCGTAGTCTCCCTCCGGTCGAGGGCGCACTAGTTCCCACATGGTATTTTCCCAAACTGAACCGTCATCTTCATCAAACACTTCAACTGGCATACCACCTAGAATCTTCCAAACTAAACTTACAGCTTCATCATCTGTCATTGAACCCAATCATCCTTGTAGGGCGTGGCATAGAACCACGCTAGAGCTACGCTCACACGCTTCGCGTGAAACTCAACAGGCTGGCTCATAGCGTTAACAAACTCACGTTTGAACAGGAGCCAAGGATTTTTTTCAGTAGTGACACGCTTGATTGAAGCTGTATCAAGGCTGTTCCAATGCTCACAACGCCGTGCATAAGCTGTCTGAGAGTTTAGTGAACGCTCTGTTTCGTCTAACTTTGGAGAAAGTAGCTTAAACAGCTCTTGAAAAGCTTCGCTTTTCTCGTTATCACTTAACTCAGAAAGGCAGATGCGACGGCAATTACGGACTAGATCACGGTAGGCATTGCGTGATGTCAATTTAAAAAACATTTTTACCTCTAATTAATAGCAGAAAATTGGTGGAATTGCAAACGAAATTTTTATACATTATGAAAAGTCTTCATCTATTCGTTTTAAATATTGCGCTGGACTTGATACGTTACCTCGTTTCCAAAATTCACGAGCGTCATACCACTGATACTTTTCAAATGAGCGCCAAGTGCGATTGATAGTATCTACCGCATTGTCATATTCATCAAAAAATGGATATTCCATTGAAATGCGGTTACGTGCTTCTTCCATCCACTCATGGGCTTTCCAAGGTGAATATCGACACACATTGACCGCTTCCGCGATGCAACGACGAATAGGCCAGTCTGAGTATCCAGACGGCATGAAAGGTGTTTGTTTAGCTTTGGCCATTATTACTCCTTATAATGTTATTGAGTTTGTTTGCTAAAAGTGTATTAGTTTCAATATTTAAATGGTTGTATAAGTCTCCTTGTGTTTGATCTTTTGCTTTTAAGTGTGATAAAACATGATTGATGTTAATTCCGTAGTTAAAAGTATAAAGATGTTTGAAAGACCACAGGTGTATACAAACACCTTTGTAGTGTTTTAGTATTTCATGATCAAACCAGTATAAATCTCTAATCTGTCTTTTTTCAAACAGCTCAAAGTCGTGAAGATGCTTGTAAAAAAGATGTGCTGCCTGATACACTTCACTATCAGGAAATAGCCTTAAAGTTTCTACACTAGCCATGTTGAGTGCGTACTCCTCATGATACAGTCTATGAGCCTCTGTCCAACAAAAAACTGTATAGTCAGCAGATAAGTCAAAGGTTTTTATGGCGTGTTCATGAGCAGTACCACTACCGCCTAATCCAACAATATTTGCGTTAAGACTTTCAGACAGTTTCACCACCCAAGAATCAGGTTTTGGACTTGCACAAAAAGAGTCACCACAAAAGTTTATAGTTTTAGCCATTAACAGTATTCTTTAATTCTTTTAAATGATTATAGTGATCAACAATGTCTACAATAAAGCGAGCAGCAAAGAATTCACCATGCGATTCTTTGAGTTCATAGTATTCTTCCATTGTTTCAGGTGAGTGTTGAGAGAGGACTGCTTTTGCCTCTGAGAGTGATGGACGTTTGTGCATTCGTCATTCCTTATTATGGTTAAATAGTAACAAGACAATTATTTCTTGACTTGTTAGATAATTATATATAGAATATAGACATGTATGCAACCGAAAAATATGTTCGCATGGAAGCGAAAGAGTTACATAGTACAATTCATGAAGTCGCCAACGATCTAGGAGGCGACATAAATTATTTGCATCAAGAGATCAATGAACTTAGATCTCAAGTCGTTCAACTAATGAGCGATTTAGATGAACTCAGGAGTCAGATAAATGGCTAACTACAAAGCTGTATTTTTTACAAATGATCTATTAAGACAATACATGAATGAACAGAAGTTAGCAATAGAAAATGCACTTCCAGACGTTACCACTGAACTTGCTGAAGACGATGATTCTCGACTAGCTCTCTACTCTAAAACTCCAAAAAGAATGCCTTGTATTATGTTGTTCAAAGACGACGCAAGAATGTTACTCAAACATGCAAAGCGTGAACATTCTGAAATAGTAGATTGGATTAAAGCCGCCATAGGTTCTTGATGTCAACTACCATATCCTGCATTCCGCACAAACAAAGACTTTCAAAATATAAAGTAGACTACTTAAGAGCTATTTCAGATGCCGTAGATTATCCTTGGCAAACGGAAGACGGGCGTGAAGTAGGCAAAATTCAATCAGAACTAATCACAACACTTAACCAACCTTATAATTTTAAGTGGTGGTTTATGACAAATTGCTGTACTGATTCATTACAAATGGCATACTCTGTCTTAACTAAACCAGGTGACCTAATATTGCTTCCTTCTTACGGGTGGAGAGCAATTGAAAATGCACCTTTATATTTACATAGAAGAATAGAACTAGTTGATATTGACGAGACGGGTAATATAGATTTGGTAAAACTAGAAGAACGATTAGAAGATAAAAGGCAAGAAAGTCCTTCTGCTATTTGCTTAGTTTACAATTTTGGGTGTTCGTATGACCCTTCTAAAATTTTAAGTTTGTGTAAAAGCAAAGACATAAAAGTAATAGAAGATGCAGCTCCTACCTTTATAATTAATGAATCTACAGCTTACATACCTGGAACAGGCGGAGATATAGCGTGTTTTTCCTATGATTTTACAAAAAATCCAGGTACGCTTGGTAGCGGTGGTGCAATTTGTTGTAATTCTAATCATTATGGACAAATTTTGACGCAAATGACTAAACATTATCAAAGTAATAATTTTTCTGGTACTAAGTCGTATTTAGATAATACGTCATGCGCAGTGTTGTTAAAAGACATAGAACTAATTAAAAAAGATAGATTAAGAGAAAAAAGACAAGACGTTGCTCTTATATTAGAGTCTGAGCTTAAATTTGGGAGAATAAAAGGTAATAATATTACTAATCTTAAATATGGATTAAAAGTAGATGTACCTGTCCAAGAGTTTGTTGATTATTGTAAAAAGCACAAAATACTAGCAAATACAACCAAGTATGCAACCAAAAGTAATCATCTTGAAAATACTAAAATTTTTCAAGAAAGTGTTGCCTTTATTCCTTGTCATGCATTTCTAAGTGAACAAGACTTAGAGAGGTTAATTAAAACTATAAATGAGTATTAATAATTTAATAGATTGTTATATGATTGATATTCATGTAGCTAATCGTTGTAATCTAAACTGTGACGGTTGTAATCATTGGTCAAACTATGGTTTTACTGAAGTTTTTTCAGTAGATACCTTATATGAATGGGCGGAACCTTGGTCTAAAATACTCAGACCAGAGAGAATAAATTTACTTGGAGGTGAACCACTTCTTAACAAACAATGTGAAAAAATAGTTGATACATATAGAGAGCTATTTCCACACTCAACTATCAAACTATTTACTAACGGGTTTACGCTTTCGAAACACGAATGGTTACAGGATAACCTAATAAAAAATAACTGCACTTTGGTCATTACCCTACACTCAGACGAAAAAAGATATTTAAAAAAATTCAAAAGTGAGTTAAAATATTTAAACAATTGGGGAATAGCAACCCTAAAAAAGAAAACATGGTTTAGAACTGTTTTTGATTATGATGGCATAGAAGTAGAAATCAGAGATATGAGAGGTCACTGGTATAAAACTTATACTGGTAACGGATTTAACGCAAAACCATACAAGGATGAAAAGCCACGAGAAAGCTGGAAAAATTGTGTATCAAAACATAGCGTTCAACTTTATCATGGTAAGCTTCACAAATGTGGAGCTATTACTTATTTAAATGACTTTTTATCTAAATATAATTTATTAGATGATCCCGATTGGAAACCTTACTCTAAATATAAGGGTATTGAACCAACCGATTCACTAGATAAAATAAAACAGTTTTTTAAAAACGAGGATGAATGGATTTGTGGAATGTGTCCTTCAAATCCAGACAAAAAACACTCAAAAGAAGTTTTTAAAAGATATGAATACTGAGCTAATATAATTAGCATATTTTTAACCAAAGAGGAAGAATTAATTTGGATGCAGTACTTTACAGGAAATTTAAACTATGTCTGCTTCATCATCTGATAGCCAAATGAAGATATATGTAAAGAATAATGATGTAAATAAAGCTCTTAGAATATTAAAGAAAAAAATGCTTAATGAAGGCATAATGAAAGAGGTTAGAGAAAATCAGTATTTTAGATCAAAAGGTGAACAAAAACGTTTAGACGCAAAAGCTGGTCGTAAACGTTGGGAAAAGAAACGTATTCAACTAGAGCAAAAATTCATACGCGAAGAGCGTAATCAAATTCGTAATAATCGTAAGAAAAAGAATGTTCACAGACCTAACCAAAGTTCAAATCAACAGCGAACGCAACGCAACTCTGGCAATCAGAATAACAGAAAACCACGTTCATAACTTAATCTTTAATTTAGAAACATTCGCTCATATTATGAGTAAAGACGTACAAAATTGGTATGGACCGATTCATGGTAGATATTGGAACTTGCAGAAGTTATCAAACCGTGTTAAACTATTTGATGAAAGATATGAATACCACTATAGATTCTCTTTGCAAGAATGGAATAATATTAGAAAACAATTTAAAGACGCTTTAAGATTGCATAGTGGTTAATTAAAGTGATATGATACCTTTTTTATGGAGGTATTATGAAAGCTTACAAAGGATCGTTTAAAAAGAAAAATGGTGAATCACGTCATATGACGTTCGCAAGATTAACAGATTTACCAGAAACATTTTTAGAAACTAGAGTTTCAGGTGCAGGTTCAGAACAACAATATCCAGACGGTATGGAACTAGTTTGGGATTTAGAAGCGGATAACTTTAGAATCTTTAACTGGAATACAATAGAAGGCAAAACACACGAATTATCAATTGATGATTCTCTGTTTATATAAGGAGAGTTAAATGAGAGAATTAGTTTATGACAGTTGGAATGGTGTCATGAATATGAACGTCAATCCACTTAGGCATATCCCAGATACAAACGTGCGTCACATGGTGCTACAAGTTTTAGCATGGATGTGGTGTATCGTGTTTAGCATGTATATAGGAAGTTGGTTTGTGATGGGCGTAAGTATGGTTGCTCATGCATTATTATTAGCGGCGATAGTAATTACTGTGTCAACTTTTGAAGTTGCCAGAACAAACCCAACATTTTTTACCAATCGTGTAGATAACGGAATTAATTCACGAGCGTTTGGTGGCGAACATGAGTAATAGTGCTACGAAAAATTAAAAAGTGGTTCACAATTGA